TACAACAGCTACTGCTATTGATACTTTAGGCTTAGCTTTTGCTTCAGCCCATATATTTTTAATAGTTTCCATTTTTCCTCCTATTTTATATTACCCCAATTAGAACCTGATTCATAGTCTACTTTGTTCGGTACCTCAAGTTTAACCGCAGATTCCATAATTTCCACTATTTGTTTTGCTTGTTTATCATCTTTAACTGAAATGTCCAGTTCATCGTGTACTTGAATATGAGGAGTGATTCCTGCTTTATATAATTCTAACATAGCTTTTTTAGTCATATCAGCTGCTGATCCTTGTATTAATTTATTTAAAGCTTTGTAGGTAAAAGCTCTTTTAATCCCAGGTCCGTGTTCCGCGAGTGCTGCTTCATGAGGCAAGGCTTTATGGATTCCGAATTGATTAGGTTCCCATAAATGAAACCTACATAATCTTCCAAGTAAAGTTCTAATTTTACCTGAATCCTGCGCCCTTCTCATAACAGCATCCATCATTTGTTTAACAAATGGAACTTTGCCATGATATTGTTTAAATAATTCATCCGCTTTTTCTTTACTTACACCCAGTTCAGCTTGTAATTTATTTTTTCCCATTCCATAAAATAATCCTAAATTAATGGTCTTTGCTTGATAACGTGGAATCTCAGCCATATCGGCAACAATACTATGAAAGTCTGCATCTCCAACTTTATAAGCTTCTAATACCTCATCCACTCCATATAAATTTTGAAGAGCTGCATAGTGTACAACCAATCTAGGTTCTTGTTGGCTATAATCAAAACAACCCCAAGTGCATCCTTCTTCAGGAATAAATAAACTTCTAATCCGTGGTCCGAGGTTTTTGTTTCTTGCAGGTATTTGTTGTAAATTTGGATTGGAATAACTAAATCTTCCTGTCACGGTTCCACCATTATCGGATCTAAGTTGGTTTATTTCAGCATGTATTCTACCTTTATAAGAATGTTTTAATATGGTATCAATAAATGTGGTATGGGCTTTATTTATTTCACGAGCCCTAGCTATTTTTTTAACGAGTGGATGAGGATGGTTCTGAAGAAAATTTTTTGTAAAGGATGGTGCCTGTGTTTTTTCAGTACGGTCGAAAGGTAGTTTCAATTTTTCAAAAACTTGGGCAATGGATCTTGCTGCCCATATTTGAACATCTATCTGTGTTTCTTTTTTTACTTGGTGCAGGCATCCTTTTTCTTCTTCAACTAATTCTTTTTTTAATTTATGAGCATTTTCAGTATCTACTCGAACTCCCAAAAAACGCATATCGACAAGGCAAGGAAAAAGTTCAGTCTCTAATTCAAAGATAGAGTGTATATCTTGATGTGCAATCTCTTTTTTTAATTCTTGCCAAAGTTCATAGGTTATTTCTGCATCTTTCTCGGCATAAGAGCCAACATACATAGCGGGTAGTTTGTACATTTCAGCCTTAGCATCAACTCCCCATTCTTTAGCTGCAGCATATAAGGCAGCTTCATCTTTTCCTTGACCAATGTATCTACGGCTACAATTGTTTAAGTCGTAACGTAATTGATTTTCATCCACGATAGCTGATGCAATCATAGTATCAATAACTTTACCTTTAATTGTTAATCCTAATGAGCGTAACCAACATACGTCATACATCGCATTGTGAAATATTTTTATTGCATTGGTGTCTAATACGGATTGAAACCATTTTAAAACTTTTTTACGATCCATATTACCACCCCCTTCATGAGCAATGGGATAATAACCAGACCATCCTTTAACAGCTACAGCAATTCCTGTAACATCACCACGTTTGGTAACTGAACCTGAACCCATTTTTATTAAATCAGGGTCTTTTGTTTCTAAGTCAATTGCAATTTCACTATACTTAGATAAGTCAGGAAAAGTTTCTGGTGGAATCCATTCTGTTTGAGGTTTGAAAAGTGGTATTTGCATTATTTATTTTCTTTCCACTTTTTATAACCTTCTATCCATGATTCTTGTTTTTCTTTTTCGTCTTTATAATCTCTTTCAATAATCATATCGATATAATGTTTAGCTTTTTCTAAGTCCTGCTTTCCTCCTTTATGTGCATGTCTGCAGATGTATTTAATAGCATTTCCTTCTGCAAATAGCAACTTGTTGTCGTTTATAAATTTGCTCGGTTGAATACGAAAATTTCGATAGTGGGATCCTCCGATTTGTTTTTTGTATGCACTCATAAAATTAAATTATAATAAAAAATTATCGTAATAATACACAGAAACATTAAATCACACATAGCAATCAAATTTCATCCATTGGAAATGCTTTGTTTTCATCTTTTGGTTTTACAATATGTAAATGCTCTCTTGCACGGGTAGCCCCCACATAAAATAATCTGTTCTCATCATCTTTATTTCTTTCATAGGCTAGTTGTGTGTTAGCTGTAAAATCTGGTAAAATAACGACATTATCTTCTTCACCACCTTTAACACTATGTATAGTTGATAATTTGATTCTAGCTTCCTTATTTAATTTTTCTCCATTAGCTCTCATTTTTTTGATATATGTAATTCGTTTTGATCCAGCATTATCAAAACATTCATGCCATGTTTCTTTGGTATTAAGACCATAACCCTGTGTTAATTGATCTATTCCATAAGAGGCTTCTTTAGATAAAGCTTTTAATTTATCTTTATCCCAATTGATTGGACTCATATATTGAGAGATATTTACAATATCTTTGTATAATAAAAGCTGTCCCTTTCTTAATCGTTCCCAATTAAGGGCTGCTTCTTGTATATATTTTTCATATGATTTTTTAAATCTGTTTTCAAAATATAATCCTTTTTCTTTTAATATTTCTTCTAAAGCATTTAATTGATATCTTGTTCTAGTTAATACTAACCAATTTTTATTATTCATATCTATGTCTTCAAAATTCCAATACCTACTCAACGCTCCTTTATGTGCCTTGGGATTCCAATTTTTTGGAAGTCTATTTTTTATTCTATTAATAATCTTATTAGCAAACTCATGAACAACTTTTGGAACTCTAACAGATTCTTTAAGTTCTACTATTTTTCCTTTTTGTGTTATAAATGAATCCACATCCGCTCCTGCCCATCTAAATATTGCTTGATCATCATCTCCTGCAATAAAAGAATCTTTTGTTTTATCCCAAATACTTTTAGTCATTTTCCATTGCATTAAGGATAAATCCTGTGCTTCATCAATAAACACTACATCAAATTTAGGAACAATTTTTTCTGATTTTGTAAACTCTAAAATCATGTCGTTATAATCTTTAAGCCCATATTCTTTTTTATATCTCTCTAATTCATTAGCTATAATAACTAGTTTGTTATATTCTAATTTTTGGTTGTGTTCTTTACGATCAAATTGTTGATCCAATTTAATATTTCTTAATTTTGCAAGGTGTATAATTCTTAAGTAATCACTTTTAGTTGTAAACAAACCTGTTTCTTCCTCATCCCAATCATTGTAATCTATAGGTATTTGAATTTTCTTTCCTAAATCTTCGTAGTGTCTTTTTTGCATAACTTTTGTTTTATCCCAACCAAGACGTTTAAATGCTAAAGAATGGAGAGTTCTAAAATAAGGTAAATCATCTTCAGAATAATTAAATTTTTTCATTGCTCTTTCTTTAGCTTCGTTAGAAGCTTTTTTTGTAAATGCAAAATAACCTATCTTATCTGGATCAGTATTTTTTAAATACGTCTCTACCTGTTTTAATAAAGTATGAGTTTTCCCTGTGCCTGGTGGACCTAACACTATTGTTTTCATTAGAATGGATCTTTTGGTTTAAGTTGTTTTGGTTTATATACATTTTCAGGTTTTTCAAAAGCGTCCACGATCATTACACTGGGTCTTTTTTTACCAATATAAATTCTTTCATCTTTACAATTACAATGTTGAATCAATAAATCCTGTGTTGTTTGATGTTTTTCTGGCCACTTTCTTCTCTGTAAATATCCATGAAAAAATTTATTAAAAATAAAATAATGTTTTGATGCATCCGTCCAAACGTTACCTAAAAATATTTGTTCTTTGGTCGTCGTTGCTGAAGAATCATTCGTGCAATACTCTTCCAAGTGATCTTTTAATTGTTCTATTAAAGATGATCCAATTGGAGCTTTTATAATTTCAATGTTCGCTAATAACATATCTGTATATTTTTCAAATTCTTTTCGGGTAATTAGTGGGGGTTTTTTATTAATTTGTTTAGTAACTGTTCTTCTAAAGAACCTTTGATCTAACAAAGAATCGATTGTATCTAATTTTATTCTTTCTCCATCTACATTAACCCAATAATAGGGTTCGTCTAATTCGACTTTTTGTAAATCACTTAGTGTAGGAAATACGGATTCTCCACCTATACCAAATTTTCTAACTTTACATAGTGATTTGTCACAATGATTGCACATAGGTTCTTCATTACATTTAAAACCTAATTCTTTTTTACTATGAAATTTTATTTTTTCTTGAATTACTTTATCATCTAAAGGTTCAACAAAATGAGTATAATTAAATTGATTTATTTTTTTAGACCATTCCTCTGGCCATTTCCTTTTTGCGTATTGAATATATTGATAAAGAACCCTATCTCTTCCATCATCTAGTTTGGATTG